GAAGTCTTTAGTGCTCCAGTGCCTCTTGCACCCAAATTAACACCATCAACAACAAATGCTGACGAGCTCTGCTCTAAAATAAATGCCTTGTCTCCGTCTCCAGCAGTTCCATCACCTTCAACAGATACAGAAGCAGGCTTTGGAAGTCCAAAGAATCCAAATGGCACAAGCTCTTCTGTGATTGAACCTTCGTCAACTGCAGAAGCCATTTCAACACGGAAATATTTAGAAAGATTAGGATGTGCGCCAAAATAACGATATCGTTTTTCTGTATCACTCCACTCTGCATATTGATCACCAATACGAGCAGCAATATAATTTGGAGATGCAGGATTCAAGTTCAAGCCAGTGAATGATTCTACAGGCTCAACTGCAGCATCAGAGTCTCCAATCTTACGGATCTGTACGTCGAAAGAGCCGTACTTATTTGCATCAGAGTTTTCATTTGGTAAGCGAACGTTTCTGATAGAGATCTTAAGGTTTCTTTGAGTCCACTCTGCTTCTTCAAGAGAAACAAATCGGAACAACTTTTGCATATTAGCAGGATTATAAGCAGCGTAATCTGTTGAAGTATCTTGAGCAATAACCCAGCCAGACTTTGCAGGCTGTGCTTCGATAGTGTGATCTGAGTAGTGAGCAGAAGCAGATATAAGAGGTGCAGTGAATGCAAAGTAATCTGTTCCAGATAATTGATCGGCAGCTAGCTTTTGCACATTATCTTCAAACGTCTCACCAAGCCAATATGATTCAAGATCAGCAGTAGGCGTTACATTAGCGTTAGTTAAATGTGGAGTAGTGTTAAATACTTTACGAATAAATTGTCTTGATTGAGGATCAAAATTAAATGATTTTGTTTCTTTAGCAGTTTGAGCCGAAGAAGAAGCATCAGATCCACTCATAATAATTGCTTTAAAGTTTCCATCTGTGGACTTGATATAAGTTGTAGATGCTTGTCCAGCATTATTAGAAGTTCCAAGTGTACCAGAAAGAATGACACCTACATTTTGTTTACAATAAAAAATAGCTCCAAGAGTTCCAGTCATTTCTTTAGAAGTACCAGAAGGAACAATCCAAAGTCCCCAAGCACCACCTTGCCCAGAAGCAGAAGTGGTAGTATTCCACCCAGCTTCACCTGAGCCTTCTGTGGCGTTTTCTGATTCTTTTCCAACTAGACGCATAATAGTTGCACCACCTTGATTAGCTAACCAAGCATTGGCAGCAAAAGCGGCATAAGAAGGAGCAGAGAAGTTTCCGTTACGAGACACGTCACCTGATTCTCTACCTGTGATTGGATCACCAAAGATCTCTGATAATTCTTGCAGAGAGTCTACCTTAACGGGGCGCATTGTCGGGCCTCGTTGAAATCGTCCGATAATTAATGGGCCGGGTTCAGCAGAGGGACGAGTTCTGCGAGATTGATCAATTTCAGCAACCTGAACACCGGGAGATACAAATCTAAATTTATCAATTGACATGTCATTTTCTCCTTTGTTAACAGTCTTAGTTTTATAATATAAAAACTTTCATAGTAAATAGTTACTGTTTTGCTCAAAGGAATTTAAGAAAAAATTGTTTTATTCTTTATAAAAAGGATCAGTCCCTGTTTTGTTTATTCTGTCGTGCTTGTCTGATAGTGCAACTCTTTCTCTAGAGACTTTAACATCAACAATGCTTTCATATGATTTAGAGATATTGCTATTCTCGTTATCTCCGCCACCTACCAAATATCCGAGCACATCTACGTTGATGGTAGAATTGAAAATTCTTTCTTCTTCATCAAGTTTGGCTGCATTGTTATCGTTTGAGAAGGAGTTATCAATAAATCCTTCAAAGAAATGATTGTCATGCCCAAGAGTAAAATATTTACTATTTCTTCCTAATCTAGAGTTTGCTGATATAAAAGGCGTAATCAATTGATTCATTTGTTGCATATATTCTGTTCTGATATGGATCTCGTATTTTACATTAATATAAACAGGTACGGGAATATAGACAGTCTCGTATACAACTTTCTCTCTAGCATTAACCGGACGAGTATCGAACATAGGATTAATGTTGTTGGGGAACTTTCTTCCTTTGGCTAAGAAGGCTTCTGAAATGCCTACGTCGTCATTTCCTCCAAACTTCTCTATGTTCTGCGCTTCTTTGAAGTTAGACGTCTTGTCTTGTACAATCCTTCTTCTTACTGGAATGTAGCCTCCCATTCCGTAGTCGGGAATGTTGGCTGGTAATGGAGACTTGGCTGGATCTCTTGTCATTTCTTTTCTTTCGATTGTTATGACTGGGATGTTCAGTAGCCCTTCGCTATCTCTTAGAGTAAGATCATTTTTTAATTGAAATGTTCTTTCTGCCCCAACCCATATGATTGGAGTCGGAACAAACCCTTTGTTTGTACTACTGTGCAGATTTAGCCCTGTTAGATAATTATACATTGCCATGTCAATAGTTTCGATTGTCGAAGGCTGAAAATCAAGCCCTTTGGTATATCTATTCGCCATTGAATACTCCTTGTCTTGCTCTGACACACTTAGCACTGATCTCTAATCTATGCTCAATCTGTCCATATAGTCTTTTTGGTTCCATAAGAGTTACAATCTGGTAAAGCAAATCGCCGTAAAGAACAAAGTCTCCTTCCCTTACATAAAGATCTTGATCTTCTGTCAATCTTCTCTTATGGAAATGAATTACAATGCTTGACTGCTTGTCGATTCCAATCTTCTCTGTGTATGCTGATTGAATCCCTTCCCATTCAATAAGTGCTTGCACTCTGATAGGAGGAAGAAAGTTCTTCTCAATTGCTTCTCCATAGATTGGGTGGAAGTCTGTCGTGTTATAATCAATAGGATAGTACGCAATGGTTTGCCCAATGACTCTTTCGATGATTTCGTCATTAACTTGCTTTACTAGATCACGCTCTTTCTTCCCTGTGAATAGGGGAGGAGGAGGTGCTGTTGGTTGCGTCCATTTATTATCCTTTTTGCTCATTCAATTACCCCACAAATATCGTCAAAGGAATTGCCTTCTGAAGCCCAGATGCATTTTCCATAAAGTTTTTATCGTCCTCTGCCAACTTGGTATAAGTCAATTCATCGAGGAGTTTGATAAGTTCTTCTCTTAAAGAGTTCTGCTCATCTTTTGCTTGGGAAAGAAGCTCTCCACCGTTAAGGTTTACGGACTCTCCCGGAATTGGAATAGCATTTCCAAATTTAGATCTAACTTGTCCTAGAGTTTCTTTGGATAAAGCCAGAGCATATCTTCTGATCCATTGTTTTCCGATCGCATTGATGTTCACAAAAGGAATGTTTTCAAATGGAAGTGTATTCATATTGTTTACGCCCAAGATTCCAATATCTGGATCGTTTCCAAGATAAGGCTCTGTGGGGATAGTGAACTCAATCCAATAAGTATCTGCTGTCACAGTGTTTGGAGTTGGGAATAATCTTAGCTTGTTGTTTCTTAGTTCATATGAGAAGTGAGAATTACGTGTGTATATAGCGTCCTCAAACGCCATTGCTTGCATTTTGTTTTGCCAAGCAGGTATTACCTCAAAAGTAGAGTCATCACTCCACTGTCCGTAATTTGAGAGGTTTCCTACGGTATTTAATCCACCATAGTATCCATAGAATCTCCACATAGAGTTTGGAGTTCTGTAATATACTTTTCTTACCTCCACCTTCTTGTTTCCAATCAATCCAGCCCAATCTACTGCGTTTCCTGTTCCGTCGTCTAATCCTGCTGTAGATGCTGCTTCAAGGATAGCCTGAAGATCATAGTCTTGCTGACTTGGGACAACACTAAAAGAAGCAGAGTATGTGGTTACGTTACCACCTACACCTGCATCAACACCAACACCATCGGCGATGCGACGTGCATAAGCGAATTCAAAGCGAGGGAACCTGTTCTGAACTCCAGTTCCAGATAAAGAAGTTTTAAGATCTCCATCTTTAAGCATACCATCTGAATCGAATGATCCTGTAGTTGTCCCTAATAGATCCGATAAGACATTCTTTGCTTGATGAGAATTGACAATATAAGAATATTCTAATACTGCTTCCTCATAGTTGGCATAAACATTCCCTTCTGTGATCTCAATGTCCAAAACATCTCCACCTAGCTTCTTGTAGGTGTAAGCCACTTGATCTGCGGCTCCTGATAGAAAATCATCCTCTGCGGCATATATACCCAAAGGCAAAGCAGCAGCAACAGCGGCTGTATCTCCAACAGATGGTAATACAATTACAGATGTTTGCTGCTTAGGTGTAAGCGTAGGCTTTGACATTTAGCGTCCCTCCATTCACTATAAATAGTTAGTCTGAGGAGAAAAGATTATTCTTTATCTGCAGCCTTCTTTGTAGATGCCTTCTTCTTAGCGGCGGCTTTCTTTTTTGCTTCTGCTTCTGCTTTTCTTTTTGCTTCTGCAGCATCTTTTCTAGCCTTTTCTTCAGCAGCCTTTTTTGCTGCTTCTGCAGCAATCGCTTCTTGTTTCGCTTTTTCGGCAGCCATCATTCTTTCTTCAGATAGTTTACGAAGTCTTAGTTTCTTTTTACGTTTCATTGTTAGTTCTCCTCAAAATGAAATTATCATCAATAAATAGTAGAATATAACAAAAAAGCCCCCAACTCAAAGAGAAGGAGGCTTGATGTGGATAAGTTAAGTAATCTAAGATTAGGTTACTTGATCGTCACCCAAAAGTCCACGAACGATAACCAAACCGTACATATCAGGACGAACCATCTTCTTAGCGTAACGAGTCATTACACCTTTACGAGGAACAAAGTCCTCAGTTCCGAAGATAGTAGGAGTTACCTGAAGAGGCACGTAAGGAGCATATACGTAACCGCTTTCAAGGAAAGAGTTACCTTTACGTCCAACAAGAACTACGTTACGTGGGAAGTATGGATCAACCATAACATCAAACTTCTTAGAGATAGAACCTACGTTTACAGCACCAACAGTACCTTTCTCATCAGCGTGAGAAACGTTAGCACGGAAACCAGAGGTGAACTCAAGGATGTTTGCAACTTCAGGGCCGCAAACCAAGAAGTTAGCACCACCACGAAGTGTCTTTCTGTGGATTTGAGCAGATACGTCATTGATGGTTTCGATCAGAGTCTCATACCATTCAGAAACGTTTCCAGTGAAGTCAGGAGCAATTGCAGAAGAATCTACAGTAGGAGAGCCAGTAACTTTGTTCACGAACAATCCGGGAGAACGACTCCAGTAGTAAGTAGCAGCTTTAGCACCTTTAATCAAGTCAGCCAAGATCTCACGATCAATTTCCAAAGCAATTTGCTCAGACAAGATAGAAGTCAATTCGACTTCAGCATCCAAGTTGTGGTAAGCGTTCAAGTCTTGTCCAAGTTCAGGACTCCACTTTGCTTTCAACTTTTTGGTACGTGCTGTTACGCTGATTGAGTCTACTTTGATTTCGATCTCCGGGATATCAGAAGAAGCTTCAAGTCCCCAAGTGTCGTCACCAGCAACAGAACCAAGAGCACCACCAGTTACAAAGTTATCAGCAATGATGAATTCTAGACTTGAGCCAACAACTGCTGTCAAATCAGCATCAGCAAGAGTACCGGGATCGGCTGAACAAACGAATGGCAAAAGAATATTATCTCTTGAAGATCCAGAATATTGAACCAAACGACGTACAAGGGTTCCAGAAACATGATTATCTCCAATACCGATAGTAGATCCGTTACCGTTAATTTGGTTTAAACCACCAGCACTAGAAGAGAAAACAAGGTTTGCTAATCCAGCTTCAGTGATGTCTGCTTGCTTCGAAGTCAAACCTCCAGCAGATGCTTTATAAACAGCAACATAAGAAGCAGAAGCGATATCTGGATCGAAACGAAGCAGCTTATCCATTGTAGAGCCATCGCCACGCTGTCCTGCGAGAACTGCACCACCAGAAACGTGAGTTGTGGTATTAGCAGAAGCAGAGAAAGTAGCAGAACCAGTTGCAGAAGAGAAACCAGTTTGGAAACCGTATGGTTGCTTATCTTCATTAATAGATACACCACCAGTCAATTGTGAACCGATGATACCTTGTCCGTAGATAGAATCGCCTTGATCATAATCAAGAGAATCTGTACGGTGATTACCAAGTCCTTTTGCATCTTCAGCAAATTTGAAATCCAAGAAGAAGATCAAACCAGATGGCAAAGACATTGGCTGTACACTAACAAGATCGTTAGCGATAAGTGAGCCGAATACACGACGAACGATAGGGAAAGCAACAGCAGCAAAACCTTCAACATCACCAGATGACATCAAAGAAGCCTCACGAAGCAGTTCCTTAGCTTGGTTCTCAAGAAGAGAAGCCATGTTATTTTTAGCATAATCAGAATTCAAACCTTCCAACAAACCAGTGCGCTCCCATTTGTTCAACAGAGCAGCACCTTCTTTAGCAAGATCACGTCTGACAATACCTTCAGTTAATTTTTCAACGATAGACATAATATTTTTCCTCCATGTTTAATAATAAATATTGTCTTATTTAATGCCAGCAAGAGTTTTCCATCTTGTAGTGGCATTTTCATTGAGAGACTCCTTTTCAGAAGTACGTCTCGGTAAAGTAGAAGAACGCCCAGCGTTTCTATTAATAGCTTCGCTCAGTGTTTGTGGAGAATTGGTATTCTCTCTCACTGTGCTTTGAAGTGTTTCATAGATAGTCTTTGCTTCATCTACGGTGTGTGCATTATTTAAAGCTTCGACAATTTTAGATTTTTGTCGCTCATTCAGGGAGGCACTAATAAGTACACGATTTGAGTATAACAATTTAGCATTGGTGACAACTGATTCTTCCAGTTTATCTTTCAATTGCATTGTTACGGATTTAAACTTTTTATTTTGTTCTTGTAGGTGTTGAACTTGTTCTTCAAGTTCTGCAAGAGTACTCTTCAATTCTTCGTTTTCTTCTTGCATATCATCTGACATTGCTTTTGCTAATGCCATATCGATAGCGTTTTCTAGTTCAAGAGAGTTAAGTCCACCACCTAACTGTCCCATAGCACCATGAGGTTGTGGCTTATGATCCACTTCAAGTGCTTCCGCTACCATTCTTTCAATACCTTCAAGATCATCTGGTAATTCGATTTCTTCATCATCATCAAAGCCCAATTCTTCAGCATCTGAAAGATCAGCAAGTTGAGAAAGATCTACTTCTACTTGCTCATCGTCCATTTGATTCTGGAAGTCGTCCAACTTTGGATCGACATATTGTCCGACATCATTCTGTTCGGCGTCTCTGAGGAACTGTGCTAGTTCTTCTGGGCTGATATTGATATCAATTGTTTCTCCTTCGTCTGGAGTGGAGAATTCCATTTCTCCGTCTTTTGAAGTGATTTGCTCACCTTCCATATAAGAAGGAGGGATAAGGTTTTCGTCTTCAAAAGTGGTAGGCTCGGCTACTTCTTCTGCAGGTGCTTCCGCTCCTGCGTCTGCTCCAAGATCTAGTCCACCTTCTTCTTCTTGCTCAAGCAAAGTGTCAACAGCAGATTTAATTTCATTTGAGTACTTCTCAAGAATCATCTGCTCAGCATTCTTAAGGGCTGCTTCTTTCAAGTTGGCAGCATCAACTATTGCTTGTTTCAACAAAGACATATATAAAACTCCTATTATAATAGTTTATCAACATTAAATAGTAGTAATGTTAATAAAAAGAATGTTTATTCAATATTATAGCCGTTGGGCGCATAAGGATTATGAAAATAGAATCCTGCTCCGTCTGATTGCCAATTCGTTCCTCCATTGTTTGAGAACTCAACTGTCAAGGTTCCCGGCCCACTATTGTTACCAGCCACTATAGCAATTGGATAAAAAACACCTTCAGTCAAAGAAAGATTCGAACTTGTTCTTGTTTGAGCGCTGTGGAGTCCTCCGTTGTCAACAACAGCGTTTGAAGTGTTTAGGCTGGTGTCGATCGCAGATGAATCTGAACCAATCCACAGAAAAGAGGCATCATCAGAGTTTGTACGAAACTTCCAATTAGACGCTGTTGTGTTAGCAAGAAAATAGCCTCGAAACATCCAAGTATCAGTAGTTCCGATTGAGTATGAGTTGATATTCTCTTGAACGGTAGAATTTGAATCGCCAGTTAGGTTACTCATGTCATCGCTGAAATAGTTGTTGAAATATCTTCCAAACAATCCATTCCTTAATCTTTCTTTTCTTAATACGATTGGCATTACGATAAGTCTCTTTTGAATGTCAGATTCGCCCTCAACCCTTGTGCGGTTGTGCCTGCACCTGTGATTGCTATTCTAATTCTTGTTCCAGATGAAACAGAGGCATTTGTTGCAGTCGTATCTGAACCTGATTTCACGCCAGACGAGATTGATGGTTCAAAAATTGTTTCTGGTGGATCTGCTGTTACGTTTTTAACTGTTACTGTGACATTCCCAGATGAAGATTCTTGATCAAGATAAAGATCAACTTTATCAAATGTCAGAGCATATGGGACATTGAACGTAAATGCATTTGTATCGATTTGAAGATCGACATCTGGTATCGATAACTCAGCCATGATTGTATCCTCAAAAGAAATAGCAGAATCAAATTGTGTTGTTCCGGAAACTCTAAGATCAGAATTAACAACTGTATCATATGCAGAGTTAAAAGTATCCCAGATTCTCACTTCTTTGGGGTACCCTTGGAGATACAATGCATTATGTCCATTTAGTCTAAAATACATGTCATCATTTGTATTGTATGAAATAAGTCCAAGATTCTCAAAACTATTGACTGTCATACTGAATCTGTCAGAGCCATTCATCTCAAATACAATTTCTCTAGAATCAGCATCAGTTTTTGCCAGTCTTAAAAGTTCTGCCTCAGAAGATGATGAGATATGCAAAGATCCAGTTAAATCAACTCCACTATTATGTACTTTCATTCTTGTTGATCCACTTGTTTGGAATTCAATCTGATCTTCACCAAAATCAATTAGTGTGTCTCTTTGAGCATCATCTGCTGCTTTAAGATCTCCAATAACTTGTGCACCTTTAGAATATTTATAAGACATATTCAATCCTCCATTTTGATATAAATAGAAAAAGGGTTGGACTTTCGCCCAACCCTCCAAGAATAAATCTTTTTAATACTGAAACAATATTAAACGATGATCCAAGAACCACTTAGCCCATTTTCTGAAGCCAATAGTGTTACAGCAGCACCATCAGTTTCTAGAACGATGTCTTGATCAAGGAATTCAATGAGTTGAGATGAAGCAGCGCTTGTAATAGTAACGTTATTAGATCCTTTTCTCTTCACAATGTACATTGTACCTTTGTCAGAAGGACTGATTGAAGGTAAAGTCAATTCCATTGCAGCACTATTACTATCAGCTACTGTTAGCTTGGTGCCGATAGATGCACTGATATTAGCAGAAGAATCGAGAATGCCATGAGACAATTTAACACTTGTGGCGCTGATACCAGTCAAGTTAGAGCCGTCACCGTAGAAGTTACCAGAAACTGGAACAGAAGCAGAAAATTCACCAGAACTGATAACAACTTCTCCAGAAGCCCCTACATAAACTGCATCAGACATCAAGCCAAGTGAAGATGAGAATACAAATCCAGCGTCATCAGAGGCAGAAAGAACTTCGAAAGAAGCCAATTCACTAGACGTACCATCATCAGATCCGAAGAACAAACCTTGTCCATCAGCCAATTGTGAAGCACCATCTGCAATAACAATGTGATGATCATCAACAGACATTGTTGCAACGTTAAGAATGGTTTGAGTTCCATTAACAGTTAAGTTACCAGCAATAGTAAGGTTGTTAGATGCGTCTAAAATAGCCGCCTTTACAGCACCAGCGTTGTTTGCAGAAGAAGCACCATCAAGAAGTTCAATCTCTGCTGAAGTCAATGCAGCCAATGCAGTAGGAGCACCAGACTGCATTCCTGACAATGTGTCAAGATCAGCATCATAAGCCTGAACATCGGTACCGATTTGCAAATTTACTCCCGATTTGAAGCTAGCTTCATCTGTGATTGACAAGTCAGCAAGATATTGTAATCCAGCGTCTTGAGCCTGAACGTTAGTGCCGATAACCAAACCTAAGTTTGTACGAGCACCAGTAGCATCTTCTGCACCAGTACCACCTTCAGTGACAGCAACTGGACTAGAAGCAGAAAGAGCCGAACCAGAAACGACTCCTGTAGATGTAACAGAACCGCCAAGTTTGGCAGAACCTAATTGAAATTTATAAGCCATAATTAAACCCTCCATATTTTGTTAATTAAGCATAAACGAGCAGCGAACGTCTCCGCCATATACTCGTCATTATTATATAGTCATCTCAAGATGTAAAAGACTAATAAATAAAGTAGTTGCTAGAGCCATCTGTGTAAAGGTTTACTGCCCCAAAGCCAGACTGAATTACGATAGAATTATTTTGCCCATCAATATTTTGTGTCCCTGAAGGGCTAATAGTTACTGTGCTAGCAAAGTTATCTTCTTTCTTGATTAAGAAGTATTGCCCATTTGATAAATCTGAAGCATCTGGAAGACGTATTTCAATATTGTCTAAATCTCCTGAAGAAGATACACCTATTATAACATCATTGACAGATGCTGTTGTGTCTGCTGTCACTGCAGTCCTGCTGTAAGAGATTCCTCCACCAGATCCAGAGGCGTCAGATATTTTTTCATCTGCATACTTTCCAATATAGATATAAGCGACAGCATATGTTGGAATCTTGGATGCATCATAATCTTGCACCAAGATTGTTCCATTATAATAATCTACAACCCAATCAGTCGGATCGGTATCATTAATTCTTGTACCGCCTTTGGAAGTGTATAGTTCCAAGAAATACCCATTACTAGTTGCTGGGCCGAACTGAGGATGGACTAATTGAAGTGCACCGTTTGAAGCATATACTACCTGAGAACTTGAAAAAGGAGCAGTCCCTCCAAAAGAAGAACTAGTGTTATAATCTGCACTAAGTCTCAGATAGTATCCGTGTTCGCCAGATACCTGAGATTCATCGCCACCAAAATATTCAACATCGCCAAATGTTTTATCTGCATCGGCATCATATTGACTGTTAAACCCAATAACATCAAATTCAACAATCTGGACAATATCTGCTCCACCTGCTGAGGCTGAATATGTGTTATATAAATCTCCAGCAGCAATTGCATCTGTTGGGTTTGGGACACTTTGAGGAATGTCATCTCCAAATATTCTCTTCGTATTGATCTGAATCGATGAAGCAACCGTTTCTTCGTAAAACGCTTTTTGATTACCTGTATTGGTTTTACCTACCAGCTTCTTGAAAGCTGATACTGTCATGGTTTGATTAGTCGATCCTGTTCCTGCTGTAATTGGCATTAGCTCACCTCTATCCTGTCTAAGTATCCATCCCAACTGGCGCTGG